TCGACCAGCCAGACTGGGTGAACACCTGCTCGACCGAATCCGCCAGGTATTCGCCATCAAGCCCGACCTTGAAACCCTGAGCGATGATGGGACGCTCGGCGAAGATGTCCGTCCGGCCGGGCATTTCAAGCCGCACATCGGCGGTCGAGCGGTTGAACGCCGACAGACGTGCCTTGGCCGCCGCTTCAGCAGCGCCCTTGTCTGGGTAGATATGACGGTCGGTATGCACTGCCGGCAGGCCATCCGGCGCGTCGTCGTTGTCGATGGTGACCACCGCAAGCTTGCCGTGCTTTTTGTCCTGATGCTTGGTCGCAACCGCCTTGTGTGAGTTGCGATCGCCTAGGCTGAATTGCCAGCGGCTGAGGTCGCGACGGGTTAGGGTTACAGCGCCAAACGCCTTACCGCTGGCCGTCTGGCCACCTTGGCGCGGCATCACCAACAGCTTGCCGTCGGCGACCTTGGCCGTGCAGTCGTATTGCTTGGCCAGACGGGTGATGAAATTAAAATCGGACTCGTTGAGCTGGTCGACCCGGGCGACCTTGGTCGACACCGGACACACCGGCGTCCAGCCATTGCGCGCGGCGATGTCCGCCACGATCTTCGACAGCGGCACGTCTTCCCAGCTACCGCTGCGGATGGTTTTGCCACTGCCGCGCATGTCGCTGGCCTTGCCCTTGATCACGATCGTGTCCGGCGGGCCTGATACCTCGACCGTGTCGACGGTGTAACTGCCCATACGCGCCACGCTCGTTTCGGCATACCCCAGGTAGATCTCGATTGAGCTGCCACGCCGTGGCAATTGCACTTGCCCGTCACGGTCGTCGATACGCAACTCAAACTCGTCGGACTCCATGCCCGGCTTGTCAGAGGTACGGAGCAACAACAGCCGATCATTGATCTTGGCCGTGACATCAGCCCCATCAGCGACGATTCGAAACATCGGAGTCATGGTTTTTTTCCAATAAAAAACCCGCACAAGGCGGGCCAGAAAAACAAGGTGTCGTTACGCGTAACGCGACGCGGCGCCGGCGAAGGCATCGCCCCAGGTCAATCCCACAAGCTAACGCCTTCATTGGTCGGGCTGGGCAGATCCGGCAGGACGATGATCACGCCAGACCGGAACGGCTGAGGCTCATCGGCCAGCCCCTGATTGGCATCGAGCACGGCCTCGACGCTGCCATTCAGATGGCCGTAAACGTTGTTGCAAATGACATCGAGCATGTCGCCATCAGACGTCCTGCATGTCGTCGCCATAACGCTCAAACTCCAAAGTAAACCCCTGTTTGCGGGGAATCCCGCCGTGCAAAAACGCGCCCTGTTCATCGTTGACCGTCTTCAGGCACCACGTCCCGATCACCTCGCCATAGCCCGTGGTCAGGGTCAGCGGTTGCTGCCTGGCCCCGATGGAACGCAGCGTGTCGAGCTGCTTTAAACCGCCTTTGAAGCCCGGATAGATGGTGCCCTTGAGCGTCAACTTTTCATCGCCCATACCGATGGCCTGCTTCGCCGGCCGGCGCGTCAGCCGCTCCTGCGAAGCCCAGCGGAATTCGGTCGAACGGCTCAGCTCGTCGAAAGCTGCCGTGTCCAGGTTGAAGTAATACGGCTCAATCTTGGGATCGCGCGGCTGAATGATCATCAGGTGCGGGAACGGCTTCACCGCCTCCGGCGCTGGCGTGGCCTCCACGGCAAAGGAACTGGTGGGCACGATGTTGGCCAGCGACGGACTGACCTTGCCGGCAACGTTGTTGATCGCCGTGGCCGCCTTGCCCGCCTGTTCCTTCAACGTCCCTAGCCGCTCCTGCACCTCGGCGGCCGCCCGAGTGGCGCGGCCGTACACCGCCACCACCTGACCGACCTTGGCTTGAGCCGCATCGACGCCGCGCATTACCCGCTGAAGTTTGGCGCCGATGGCCGGCCCGACAAACGGGATGTTCTCCAGCTCGGACGCGGCACCGGTCAGTTCGCGGATCGCGCCGTTGACCGGGGTCAGCATGCCGTCAGCACTGCGCCGCCCGGTTTCCGCTGCCTCGACCAAATACTTCAGGCTCGATTGCATACTCTCCATATAAGCCATGAGGCCTCCTTACACATGGGGTTCGTCGTACAGCTTGGCGGCGTTACTCCTCGCCGCGTCCGCCATCATTCGTTGCATGTGCGGCATCAGATCCTGCGCCAAGGCTTGCGGGTCTTTCACGTCCCCCTGCACCGTGACCGGCATGTTCAGCGAGTACTGAAACTGCTGATCCACCTTGGCCGGAACTGGCTTCTCCGCCTTCTTAGGCTGGATGGCCATCGCTGCCGACTTGAGCGGCGCCGTCACCGCCATCGAGCGCGCGACATCCCCCAACACCGGGCCTTGCTGCGCCGCTGCCGCCATCATGAGCGGCGTGGTCGGCACCGGCGCCTTTGCCATTTGCTCGGGCTTTTCATCCTCACCACCGAACAACGACTTACCCAACGACCCGCCCAGCGCCGCACCGCCCTGACTGCCAAGGTAAGCACCGATCATGCCGCCGATAGCGGTGCCGATGATCGGCACAACCGAACCGATGGCGGCGCCTGCTGCTGCACCGGCCATGGTGCCGGCCAGGTTGCCAGCGGCCGAACCGTAACCTTCGGCTTTTTCGTCCTTGGTCTTGGCGTTTTGAAAGGTTTCAAAAGCCATCGCGCCGGACTCCAGCAGCGTGCCGCCAGGAATGACCTTGGCCGCCTTGCCGACCTTACCGACGGTTCCTGCGACGACGCCGAGCTTGGACAATGCCCCACTTTGAACGGAAGTGACTGATGGCGATGGGATCGAAACAGGGGGACGAGGCACAGACGGGCGAGGCCCCCTCGAACTCGGCAACGACCGGCGCCGAGCGCTGCGCCTTGACCCACGTCCACGTCGGCGCGATTCGCCCGACGCATCCACACCGCCACCCATAGCGCCGGCATTGACGACGAAAACCTTCTTGACGCCGTCGTTACCTGAACCACTTTCAGCACCAAGGCCACCGCCTGTTGCCGCTTCCTTCACCCGCGAAACAACATCTAGGCCAGTCGCTACCAGATCAAGTTCTCCGGGGTTCTTATTTGGGGCTTCGCTTCCATTCCTGCCACCGCGCGCCCCACGCGCAAGGTTTAGCAGCCCCTTGCTGATCTTGATCGTGTTGAAGATACCTTTTAAGGCGATCAGCCCCGCCCCGACCGTGGCGATACCGGCAACCACCCCGGGCGCGCTATCCGTCAGCGACGTGATGCCTTTAGTAACCTTGGTCAACGACTCTGCGACGACGTCTGTCACAGGTCGCAGGGCATCGCCGATGCTGCGCATGGCGTCATCCATCGACTGGGCCATCTCCGCCCATTTCTGCGATGACGACTCGCGCCGCTCGGCGAGGTTCTTGTCGAGGATCCCGGTCGCTTCGCGCGAATCGTTTTTGAGCTGGCTGTACAGCGCCTTGTTCTGCATGTAGGCCGACAGCGCTGCCTTGACCTGCATGTCGGCGAACAGGTCGCCGGTGCGCAGGGATTCTTCCAGCGAGGCCATCATGGCCTTGGCCTTTTCTGGATTAGCTTCCTTGCTGATTTTCGACGTCGCTTCGGCCATGGCCGCCGCACGCTTCGGATCGGTCGCCTGAATGTATTTCTGAGCCAGCGCCATGCTGGTCTCAAGCGTCGACATACCGTTTTGCAAACCGGTCTGCATCGATCCCTTGTAATCAATCCCGGCTTTTTCGTAAGCCTTGACCGTATCGGTCGAACCGATTTTGCCCATCCAGTTTTTCAGGTTGTTGGCCGCTTCGTCCGAGCTGCCAGCCTGCTTCATCTGCACCTGCAGCATGGCGCCCAATTGCGTCACCGCGTCCAAGCCGGTGATGCCGTTGCTGGCCATGTTGGCCAGCAGTTCCGGGAACCACTTGGCCATGTCGGCCGCTTCAAAGCTGCCCGCCTGACCTTGGTAGGCGATCGCTTCCAGCGCCTGCTGCATCTGCTTGGGGTCGGTGATCTTGGCGTTCTGCCCCAGGGCGTTGATCATTTTGGCCGTGTCGACGCCGCTGGATCCCTGCCCCACGACAAACTTGG